TATGGGGGTGTTAACGGAACACGTCAAGCAATCAACGCACTGCGTGAGTTGCGTGATGTACTGGGTGGTAAAGGGAAACCTAAACTATCCACGAAATGGGATGGGGCACCTGCAATATTTTGCGGTACTGATCCCACAGACGGAAAGTTCTTTGTTGCTAAGAAAGGTATCTTCAACAAGAACGCAAAAGTATATAAGACCCCTGCTGATATCGATGACGATACCAAAGGAGATCTTAATGCAAAACTTAAAGACGCATTGAAATACCTTCCCTCTCTGGGAATCAAGGGTGTTATTCAAGGTGACTTTTTGTTCGGGAAGGGTGACTTATCTAAACAAACAATTGAAGGTAAGAAGTATATTACGTTTCACCCTAATACCATTGTATATGCTGTACCTGTCGAACAAGCAAAGGAATTAACCTCTGCAAAAATCGGCATAGTGTGGCATACTACATATACTGGTAAAACATTTGAAACTATGAAAGCATCCTATGGTGTCAATGTTAAACAATTAAAACGTTCAAAGAACGTATGGTCACAGGATGCTATGCTCCGCAGTGTGGACGCAACATTGACCGAAAAAGAAACAGGAGAAATTAATGAATATCTTACGAAAATTGGTAAACTATTTAACCAGATTGCGGGATCAACTCTTCGGACTCTCGAAGGAGACCAAGACCTCGCAGGACTCATCGAAACCTACGGCAACACCAAAGTCCGCAAAGGTCAAGTCCCAGGCGACTCGAAAGCGCACGCCCAAGGTCTCATCAACTGGATCCAAGACAAGTACCAAAAAGAAATCGACTCCCGCAAAACCGAAAAAGGCAAGAGCGCCCAAAAAGGTAAAAGAGACGAAATCTTAAAGTTCTTTAGTCCGCAAAACCGAGCATCTCTAATAAAGATGTTCGAATTGCAGAAATTAATAGTTTTGGCAAAGTTAAAACTTATAAATAAACTAAACAGTTTAAAGAAAATTGACACATTCGTTAAGACCCGACAAGGTTTTAAAGTGACATCCGAAGAAGGATATGTGGCAATTGATAAACTTGGTGGTGATGCGGTGAAACTTGTTGATCGTATGGAATTTTCATACAACAACTTTTCACCCGATATATTAAAAGGTTGGGACAAATCCTAATCATATATTAAATGGGGCAAACCAAAGGGGTAAACAGTGGAAAAGAAACCACTCAGATTTAAAGATTTCGATACGGTCGATTACACAGGGACGGGTGACGAAGAACTCGCATCCAAAGCATCCAGACGTAAGAAGATCGATAACGAAGAAGTACAAGACGAAGCATTGTCTATGCAACAACGTCTTGCACGTGGCAGACAGATGAAGAAGTTGAAATCCAAGATTGCTCTTGGTAGAAAACGTGCCATGCGAAAAACAGCAAACCTCGAAACCCTCAAGAAACGTGCTAAGAAAGCGGCACGTAATGCCGTGCTCAAGAAGATGACCAAGGGTATGGATAAGAAAGATATATCCCTTGCCCGTAGAATGGATCTCGAAAAGAGATTAGAAAAGAAAAAAGGTCTGATCGATAAGTTAGCACGTAAACTACTACCCCAAGTACGTAGGAATGAAAAAGAACGTAAATCTGGTGGGGCAAAGAAGTAGTGACTATCAAAAATTTCTCTCAATATCTACGTGAAGAAAAGGGTGAAGTATATTTCACTTTTGGACGCATGAATCCCCCGACTATTGGACACGGTAAGGTTATGGATAACCTTGCTAAGAAGTCTGGTAAGTACGATTATAAAGTTTACATGTCTCAGAAGACAGGTAAGAAGGATCCGTTATCTTATAAAGATAAGGTTAAGCACATCCGTAAGATGTACCCGAAACATGCACGTTCTGTTATCATGGATCCCAAGATAAAGAATGTGTTTGATGTCGCTGCTCAACTATATGATCAAGGTTATACTTCGGTCTGTATGGTTGTTGGTGATGACCGTCTACGTGAGTTCACTGTTCTACTTGAGAAGTACAACGGTGTCAAAGCACGTCACGGATTCTACAAGTTTAAATCAATCAAAGTAATATCAGCAGGTCAAAGAGATCCAGATGCTGAAGGTGTGGAAGGAATGTCTGCATCTAAGCAACGTGCATTTGCCAATGATAATGACTACCAGTCATTCACTCAAGGTGTGCCACGTAATTACTCGGACAAGGATACAAGGAAATTGTTCAATGATGTCCGCAAAGGTATGGGTCTCAAGGAAGAGACTCAATTTAAGAATCACATTGCATTACCTGTTGTTTCAGAAACAAGAGAACAGTATATCCAAGGAGAACTATATGCAGTCGGTGATGAAGTCATTGTCAAAGAAAGTGATGAATTGGTTACGGTCAGTGTACTCGGATCAAATTACGTTATCGTTGAACGTGCGGACGGCACTCGACTACGCAAATGGTTGGAGTCAGTCGAACTCGTTGAACGACAAGACGCAGATATCAAAGACCGAAAAGGAACCCAACCTGCCAAATACCACAAAGGATTAGAGAAGTCTACTAAGGTAAAGAGAGACGCACACTTCAAGAAGCATGGGAAGAAAGCAGATGACGATGAATCTGCATATAAACCTGCACCAGGCGACAAAACTGCCAAGACCAAACCGTCTAAATATACTAAAGCATTCAAAGATATGTATGACGAAGATTGTTGGGATGGGTACAAAGAAGTCGGAATGAAGAAGAAAGGGAACAAGATGGTTCCTAATTGTGTCCAGACCGAAGACGTATCTCCAAAGCAGTTAAGTGATCTTGAGAAGTTTGCAGATAGATTACTTGCAAAGTTCAAAGTTGACATAGAATTCACACGTCACTTTGCGGATCGTATGAACGATGACCGTAACAAACCTGCTATTACTGTAGCAGAACTGCAACGTGTATTCAAGAAGATTGCCAAGAACAAAGCAAAGAACATTAGACAGAATCCAGATAGTGAAGCAGTCATTAAAGACTTGCAGATGGATCTTAATTTACCCGTAGTTATTAACTACAACCGTAACAAAGACGAGTTCGAAGTTGTTAACAAAACAATAATGCGTAAGAAGAACTTCAAGACATCATCTAAAACAATCACTACAGAAGGTAGAATGTTAGACAAGTTAAAGTCGTTGACTACTAATAAGAAGCAGTATCAACACGCATTAAAGACTTTAAAGGATCTTATTGCTCGTAAGAAGAAAGAGAATGGTGGTAAGTTAAGACATGGTACACAGTACTATGCACAAAAGATTGCTAAGACTTACAATGGCATGGACGATAGAGCACTTCATTCTTTATTAGGTGAAGATGCCGTTGCCAATGCACAAGATAAAATCTCTCGTGAAAAGGAAGCAGATAAGAAGAAACATGACCGCATTCTTGATCGTGCAAGATTGGCACGTGCAAGAAACAAAAATAGGGAAACCAAATGATCAATTTTAAAAAATACTTAGAAGAAGGAAGGTACTCCAATTACGATATCGTAGAAAAGGAAGGAGAAGGTCTTGCGGGTAAGTCTAAGAAATCTGGTATCTCAGTAGATACACTAAGAAAAGTTTATAACCGTGGAGTCGCCGCATGGAAAACAGGACATCGGCCTGGCACCACTCCTCAACAATGGGGTTACGCAAGAGTTAACGCATTTATCGTTAAGAAGAAAAAGGGTAACCTAAATCACGATAAGGATCTTGCATGAAAAAGTTTAATGAAATTAGAGCACCTAAGATTAAAAAAGGTCTTAGAGATAAGAAGGGTAAATTACATACTGTCGATATGAAACTCGATGGTAGTAAGTTGTCATTTAGAGTTACCGATGAGTTTGGTTCATTCAAAACCGTCAATGCAAAAGGTCTTGCAAAGATGTTTGAAGGCACTGACGTTGACAAGTTTATTGAAGAAGCACGTAAACCTGTATCTCAAATGACTCCTGCTGAGAAGAAGAAGGATGCCGAAAGACGTAAAGAGTACAACGCATACCAGAAAAGTAAACGTGAAGATGTCAAAGAACAAAACTGTGGATGTGGTAAGACTCCATGCGAGACATACGGTGACGTTGACGAAGCAATGAATCCCAAGGACAAAGCAAAACGTCTAAAACTGATCAAGAAAGCAGTTGAGAGAATCAACAAGAACAATGCTGAGAAAGCAAAGAAAGATGCACTCAAGATGATGAAGGACTCTGGGATGTTTGATGAGTCTGTAGAGATCACTGAGGGTAAGCAATCTTACGTAGATCAAATGCGTGACATTGTTGCAAAGAAATCAGCAAAGAAGATTAACGGTGTAATGGTAGATATGTTTACAGCATCTGCCGTAGTAAAAGTCTATGATGCCATAAACGACACCAACAAGGCAAAGATGGATAAAATGACTGTCCCTGCCATGGCAAACGTAGCATTCAAATTAATGAAAAAGTAATACAGGAGTAAAGATTGATTGATAGAATTTGGAGAAAGTTCTCCCACATGATGAAACGTAATAGAATTCAACGAGTATGGAACAAGGTACTATAAAAGAATGAAAAAATTTAACGACTACAACGAGATAGATGCACATTGTGAATGCAATGATCTATTTGAGGACTTAGTGATAACTGAGTCAGAATACCAAGGTAAGAAGGTGAAACTTAATGATCCTATTCGCACGTCCGAGAACCCTAATAAGAAGTTCAAGGTATATGTGAAGAACGACCAAGGTAACGTTGTGGTCGTACGTTTCGGAGATCCGAAGATGTCAATTAAACGAGATGACCCAAAACGTAGGGCATCTTTCAGAGCACGACACGACTGTGCAAATCCAGGCCCAAAGCACAAAGCAAGGTACTGGAGTTGTTATCAGTGGCGTGGTAGTGCTAAAGTAGACAATTAATATAAATAGAACAATAACCGAGATTAACCAATGGCAGACTTATCAGATCAACGACTTAGTCGGATAGAAGAAAAAATAGACAAACTATCAGATGCGATGGTAAGTTTGGCACGTACGGAAGAAAAGATACTTCAAATGGAAAAGAATTCGCAGAATGCCTATGAGCGTATGAACAAGTTTAGTTTAAAACTTGACGCAATAGAAGCAAAGGTGAACGACAACGCTCATACAGTGGGCATTATAAATAAAGTTACATTTATCGGTGTAGCATCAATAATTGGTGCCATCGTAAAAATGTTATGGTTTTAAGGAGACCTAAACTATGTCAGATATAAAGAAAACAATGGAGGCATATTTGTCAATGGTCTCCGAAACAGCAGACCTCGATGAAGGTATGACTAAAGCACAAGCAGCGGGAGCACGTAACCGTGGTGAGTCTAAGTTAGACCCTGTCGATGATAAAGCAAACGATAAGAAGTTCAAGAATCGTAAAGACAAGGACATCGATAATGATGGAGATGTAGATTCTTCGGACGAATTCTTGCACAAGAGACGCAAGGCAATCGACAACGAGAAAGACGGTGGAGAGAAACCTGCTAAGAACGAAAAGGTCAAAGCAAAAGAAGGTGAGACCGAAGCAGAGAAGGATGATAAGGAAGCAGATTCAGTTGAAGCAGATGGTGAGACTGAAGATAAACCTAAAGTAGATCCTAAGAAGAAGAAGAAGTTACCTAATAAAGATGACGGTGACGATACTCCAGAGATCTCTAAGATCGGTGAAGCATCTGCTGAGTTCATTAAAGACCTCGAAGATCTTCTTGAGAAGATGAAAGCAGGTACTGAACCAGAAAAGATTGACAGTAAAGAATCCCCTAAGTCTAAGGAATTCATTGCTAAACATAAAATTGACAAGATGGATCATGAGGATATGGAGAAAGTTCTCCCCCCGAAAGAACCTAAGTTGAAAAAAGAGATGGCAGAGTTCGAAGTTATTCGTGCCCTTCTATCTGGTAAACCATTAGACGGAGAATAATTATGGCAATTAAAGCGCCTGGTTGGTGTGCACAAGCAGTGCCAACACAAAAAGGTTGGGAAGATCCCGACAGTGGAGAGTTGTTTGTATCACGTAAGTTTGCACAAGCAGACATTGATGCATTCCATGGTAAGGTTGCAAAACCTACACCTACTCCAAAACCTGCACCAGTAGTAGTAGAAGAAGTGGTAGTTGAAGAACCATCACTTGATCTCGATGCAATGACTAAAGTTGAATTGGAAGCAGTTGGTCGTGAGCATGGTGTTGAATTAGATAGACGTGAGAAGAAGTCTTCTCTATTAAGTAAGATCAAAAAAATAGTAGAATAACTTACAAGGATTTGTTATGAAGGTGTACGTACTCACCTCTCGTGATATCGAGAGGTTAGGATGGATTGAAGAAGTTATACCGCAAAGAGAAACCGTAGTCGTGATCAATTCTCTGGATCCCGATTACGGTGCGGTTGCATCTAAATGGTGCGAAGAACGTGGATATGAACACCACATCACAGAGTCAGATGGCACACCTGCAACGGGTAAAAACTCAGTCATCAAACTATTCCTTGAATCTGGTGAAGACTACATGGTTGCCGTGGACGGTGATGATATACTTACTCGTTATGGATACAAGTTATACAAAACGATGTCAGAGTCAAGTCACGCACCAGATATGGTTGCATTGTATCGACAACCCCAGATAAAAGCATTACCACTAAATGTGGAATGGGGTGGGTTCCTTGACCGTATTTCCGATCTTCATTCGATGCCAAAGTCACTAAAGGAACATTATAAACTCACATACCCATGGGATAAGTCTCCAAATTCTATTGCCAATACAAATTGGCAAAGCACAGAAAACCTTTACAATGTTTTTAGACAAGAACCATACAATCAAGATGAAGAAAAGGCATTGTGGTGGGCACATCAAAGAGAAAAGTTTAACCACCTTATGATTGCCTATAGTGAAGCAGAAGAGTTTATGTGTAGGATGGTATTCTTCTCAAAAGAAATTGCTAAAGAGATTAAGTATGATAATAGTCTAATGATTGGTGAGGATACATATCAGTTCTTGAGATTGAAATTATTACATCAAGCAGGGAAATATCGTATTGCTCGTAGGAAAGAAAAACATTTTCCCACCTATATTGCGATTGCAACTGATAACTCAGTTACACTTAGTGAAGGACTATATAATTATGATTGGTTAGAACCCTTGAACCACAAAATACAAGACCTCAAGGCGTTAAAACCAAAGACACAAATATTGGAAATAATCGATGGAACTTACTTATAAAACATTTCAACTCTGGTCTGCCCAGAACTACTATAACCCTACCTGTATAGACAGTGAGGAATTCTTCAATGACTTGAAGAGGTTTAAGTATGTCAAAAGACTGTTGAATAAGTATGAGTCTTCGGGTGAACTGAGTGAAAGACTTATTCTAAATCACCTAATTGTTATTATGAATTGTTGGGGTGCTGAGAACATGGTAGAGATGTTGGCACTCAAGATTGATCCTCATCACTGGTCTGCATTAAAACCCTTTCTACTATTCACCAGAGCAATAGAGAACACAGATCTTACTGGAATCGACTTAGATCCAATCGTAGTAGAAGCACTGAGAAATTTATGACCGAACAACAAATTGACCGTTGTGGTGACTGTCATTCGTGTTGTAAATCCTTTAGTGATGTTTCTACCAGTGGTGTTTATGAAGACCCAAACCTCATATCTGCTCTCAATATAACATACGAATATGATAGGTGTAATCAGTTGAACTCTGATAACCGATGTAGCATATATGAGAAACGTCCTAATACTTGTAGGTCGTTCGAGTGTTTATATGTAGAGTCAGATCTCCCAGAGAAGTACCTACCAGAAAATGTAGGGTTTGTAACCAATGTAAGAAGAAACAACTCACTTGGAATAAACTTGCAGATTACTATAAATAGATCTAAATCCAGAAACATTAATGTGGACTCATGGATTGATGAGAACATAAAAAATATAATCTTCATGAAGGATACTGCTGAAGAAATGTGGGATATGCCTATTGACAAGATAGCAGTGTCATGTTATAATGGTGACAAGGTATTTAAATTATGATAGTTCCAACTGAATCAAAATGTGGTGATTGTACTGTATGTTGTCAAATTATGGGATTTACTGGTAATGCTAAAGGTGCTGATAGGTATAATGAGGCAGAGAAATATGGTGTAGTGTTTCCTCTATGGACAACCTGTAATAAGTTATGCGATACTGGGTGTAGTATACAAGAGGACAAACCAAGAATATGTAGTGAGTTTTATTGTTCTTATGTTAAGTATGATCTTGAGAAAGACTTTTTCCCTAAAGAGTTTGGTTTTGTGGCACATATACAACCTTATGATCGTGCAATAGGTATCATTTCCATGGATAAAACATTACCACCAGAGATACAATATAATAATAATAAAGAAAAGTTGGATATGCTTATAGATGATATAAGGGTAAATGAAGGCAAAATGATGGTAGTCTGGTTACATACCGCACAAGGTTCAATGAGACTCCCGTACCCGTAGAGGACAATATGAAATACTGGACATACGCACCAAAAGATGTAGAGATCTTTAACGAGAAGTTGAGGATTAAAATAGATGAGTTCCCAACAGGGAAGCAGTCTCAGAAACAAGCATCGTCTCACTATGATGGGTACAATCACCCCAAGTCATTGAATATAAACTATCCTGCGTTTCAAGATTTCCGTGGATATGCTTCGTGGCATAATCCAGATGCTAAAACAGGTTATGTTGATTACCCACTCCCACCTATAGATCGAGATCCACATCAACAATACAAGACTATCTTATGGGAAGGTGTCGCACCATTACTGCATAAATTCTCAAGAGATGTAGCAGTAAGACCAGAGACAGGATTGAACTATCAGATATTTGTTGATATAATGTGGTTTCACCAAATGTATATGGGTGACTATGATAACTGGCATAATCATTTTGGATGTCAGTGGATAGGTATATATTATGTTGACTTACCCGAAGGTGAAGAAACCGAACTTATGGATTTCGATGGTAAAGTAGAACAAGCAAAGGTCAAAGAAGGTGAACTACTTATATTCCCATCTGGATATGCACATAGGTCACCACCGAAGATCCATGATGATACTAAGACAATTATTGCTTTTAACTTTAGTGTGGCAACCAAGTATTCACAAGAGATGTTAACCAAACTAAAAGAGACACACCCTCAAAATTATTTTGAAGATGTAACGATGGCAAACAAATTTAAGGTATAAATAGAACTATGGGTATATTAAAATCAGCAGCGGACTTAGTCTACACAATACGATTTCTCAAACTATTAGTAACACCGTTTGAGAAAACTGATGCGTTTAAATCGGGTATCGTAGACAAGGACGGACAAAAGAACAAAGACTTTAATATGGATAAGGTTGTCGATAGGGAAAACTATCGTTCACACTATACACCATTTCATAGACTTGTGTTCAACCTAAAAAGGTTAATGGCAAAGGTTCCTGGCGGTCAGTCGGTAGTCGCACGTTATGGAGCGGCACTGGCATTGATTAAGGAGCATGGAGAACTAAGTGACTCACGTGTAGATCAAATACACGAAGAAACGGGCATTGATATTCTTGATTGTCTTGCAGAAGAATCACAGTGGTTCATGCAAGAAGATGACGAACTTTGCGAAGGAATGTATCGCATACAATATGACACCATGACTTCATCTTGTGAAGATGCAGTTAAAAAGGGTGATCAGATTCGAGTAAGCAATGGTAGTCCTGTTCATGAGGTATTGGGTTTAAAGATATATGAAGGTACCCACATAAAGACTTCACATAGGGTGTTGTTCTCAACAGCAGAGATTACTAAATGAGTAAATTAATAACCACACAAATGAAGTTCGAAGAAGTCATGATTGATGTCAAAGGGCACTTCAGAGGACAAGAAGAACCAGAAGGTCATCCACTACTAAGTAGTGCTTATGATAAGATTGTTCAAACAACTGCCAAAAGATGCAAACCATTAAAGATGATGGAAATTGGAATGAATGCAGGACATTCTGTAGTCGCATATTTACATAACTGTCCAGACCTTGTAGTACACGCAGTTGATATATGCGAACACCCATATGTAAAAGATTGTGCAGAAGCAATCGAAGCAGAGTATGGTGACAGATTTCAGTTTGGTCAGTGTGACTCACAAATTATCAATAAGGATGGTCTGATCGGATATGATCTTGTACGCATCGATGGTGGTCATCATTGGAAAAATGTTACCAGTGACTATGACAAGTGTAAGGTAAGTGGTGTTAAGTATGTTATTATCGATGATCTGGAAATGATTCAGATCCGTGATTTAGTTGATCACATCGTTAAAAGTCCTAACCACCCATACAAATTTCTTGGTCGATCCGTTTATCCTAATAGTGATGGTGGTAACACAACTCAAGTAGTTTTAGAGAGGTATGACGATGTTACGGTTTAAAGAATATAAAGGATGGAAAGGGGTTGGATTCGAACCTCATATGATGTATGATCCCAAGACGGGCAAAGGTTACAAAGCACTGAAACCCGCAGACCATGAACGCATGAAGAAGTTGGGATATACTCACGACAAACCAAAAGACGTAGACGAGGAAATGACATCTACTGGATCCGTAGTAGGAACAGGTGATGATAACCAAACAGTGGTCATGCGTAAGAAGTATGACAAGAAGAACAAACGTAAAGATCAAATAGACGTACTCAAACGTTTTATTGCGAAACAAAAGTAATGCCATACTCGCAGAAAGTCATCGATAGATTTGAAGCAGTTGTTGCTAATCCTCAGAAGCATTCGGTAGGTAGATTAGACCGAAATGATCCCAAGGTTGCGACAGGACTTGCGGGTGCCCCTGCATGTGGTGATGTCATGCAACTACAACTATTATTAGACGATGATGATAAAATCATTGATGTTAAGTTCAAGACCTATGGATGTGGAAGTGCAATTGCATCTTCGTCATTGTTCGTAGATATGATGATGGGTAAGACTGTCGAAGAAGCAAAACTCATCAAAGACAAAGACATTGCGGAGGTATTAGATTTACCCCCAATCAAACTACATTGCAGTGTATTAGCAGAAGATGCTATCAGACAAGCAATGGTAGACTATGAGACAAAACAGGAAGACGGTTATACTCATCCTATCTTAGATGGGGATAAACGTGGAACTGACTGATACTGCCATAGTCCATGCCACCAAAAGAACAGGTGGTGAGAATCCTCAGTTCATTAGAGTTGGTGTTACTGGTGGTGGATGTGTTGGATACGAATACTATATAGAGTATGCAACAGAAATTGCCGACAGTGATAAGATTACTGACTATGGACAATTCAAAGTGGTCGTGGATATAGACTCGCAACCATTCTTAGAAGAAGCAACATTAGACTATACCAAAGAAGGAATCAACGAGTTCTTCAAGATAGTCAACCCCAAAGAGACAGCAACCTGTGGATGTGGAGTTTCTATAGGTTTTGCTTGACAAACGCATTTAAGTTTGTTATAATGTCTTAAACAAA